GCCTCCCTGTGGGGCGCTAGGAGCTTGTTGAGCGCCTTCGGGGGCTGGTACACCTTCTGGAGCTACAGGCGGTGGTGCAGGCTGTTGGAAGCCTTTGAGGATCTCTGCTTGTATTGCTGCATCCTGCATAGAGTTAGTTACCTTATCTGGGTCAAGATCCATAGACTTAGCAATCTCACGTATAATGAAGTCCATCTTAGCAAAAGGTGCTAATACAGGATTCTGTGCTACTTGTAAGAACTGCATTAAGCGCTGGGATCTTACTTCGTTAGCCATTAGACTCTCTGTACCTGATGCTCTTACTTCTAAGTCACCTCTTATAGACTCGTCAAAGTCAAACTGCATATTAAATGCAAAGAATGCTCTACCTAGTGGTCTTACAAGATAGTCATCTACATTTTTAACTACTGTACGTATTGAACCATTAGCAGCGCCCATAAGCATAGATATACCACTTGCAGTACGCCCAACGCCTGATACTCCTGTTTGACCATGTGCAAAACTTGGGAAACCAGTACTTTCATCTGCTAAAACTCTAGCCTTATCAAATAGTTGGATGTTTTCTTGTGCTACGTTAGGGAACTTTGTGCCGAAGATGGCCTGTCCTGGTGCGCCGCCCTGTCTTCTAAACGTTTTTCCAGGGTACACAGACATGTCTTGACCAGGTACTAAGTTAGTTTCATCTATCTCAATGATAAGATTACCAGATAGTGCAGCATTGTCAATAGCCATACGCATAAAGCCATTCATCAATGTCTGTGTATCGTCCATATTCTCCGCAATACCTACACCAAAGAAGCTGTAAGGGTTGTGTTCGAAGGGTGTAGCATAGTATGGAATGCGTGAAGGCTTGAATGGATTAAGTACAAAACGTATGACTTCACCATTACAAATCCAGATATTACAGTTAAGTTCGTCTAAGTCCTTGTATTCACTAGGTATATTTACACCATTCTCTTCTAGGTGTTCTATATCTACAAAACCCCAGAACTCTAGTACTTCCCAACGCTCTGAATCAGCTAACGTTTCATCGTCAACCATAGCCATTTCCCAGTGTTTCTGTACGTAGTCAGCACCCTTGCGTATTGCTTCCTGTATTGAATCCTTCATAAAGTAAGGACGTGTCTTAAGTTGACGCAACTGTGTACGAGACATCTTGTGTCTTTCTACAACATATTCAGCATCATCCATAGATGTAGCTTCTGGGTCAGGGTAGAAGTTCCAAGCTGATACGTGGCTTGTCTCTGGTACTGTCTTGATTATAGGGTCATACTCACCCTCTTCATTCCAGTTAGGATATTCCTTATCTACAGCGAATGGCCCTTTCATTACACCTGTACCAAGTAATGCCATCTCAAATGCCATACTGCGTAAGTGTATAGTAGCACCTGATTCGTTTAACTGGTCATGTATTTTCTTTTCCATCTTCTTAGCTGCAACCATTGCAGGATGAAACGTAACAGTGCTAGGCGTAGTGCCATCACCCTCAATTATCTTTTCTGATACAGAGTCTAGTTTATCTGCTAGAGGTCCTAACCTTCTGGATAAATCTAATAGTGTCTCGCCAGGATTTAATTGTGTGTCACCATCTATTAGGTAAGGCTTAGAAGGTTTACTTTGTGTTATACTATTTAAAGCTTCACCTGCTGCTACAGCGGTAGGATCTACATTTATATGTACTGACTCTGCAACACCGTCTGGCAATATAGAAGGATCTACTGTAAGTGGAAACTTGTTGTTACCAAATAGTACGTCAACTATCTGCCCGTATGCCGCTAGAGTTTTAGTCTTTGTAACCTTAACAAACACACGAGACTTTTCTGTGTCTGTGAATTGTACGTCAGGGCTGTATAAACCTCTGTAGTTACGATAGGCTCTTAACCAACGCTCTTCATCGCCTTGTCTTGCATCTTCAGAACGACTAAACCGTTCCTCTACGAAAGCTACTACATCAGGCTTAGAATCAAAGATACTCTCTTTGCCATCCTGAGCTGCTGTTACTTCATCTGTTTCGTAAGATAATTCATCCATATTTAGTATCCAAACTTGTTATCTGCAGCTTGAAAGCCACTTCGTTGTTTTGCTGGGTCAAAGTCCCATATAGAGCTACGAGGTCTTGTCATGATTCCATAACGTAATGCATCGTATAGGTGGTCTTCTGCGTGTGTATCTACATCTTCTGGGTTACGCTTATCCAGAGGTAAGGCTGGTATCTGTGTTATTGTGTTAGTACATGAAGCCATAAATACAATTCTTGGTTTTTCTGTAAACTCATCTATCTGTAATCTTCTGTGTATTTCGTTCTTACCTGAAACACGAGAACCTCTTGATCTGTCTGATGGCCTCCATCTACAACCCTTCTGGTTCATTTGCTCTGCTAGAGATGGACCTGTATCACCTCTGTTGTGCCATAGTGAAGAGTCTAACACTCCATAACGTATTGTACCATCACCAGACTCTGCATCAAGAACCATATCAGCTAAATCAGAAGCTGTAACTTTAGAACAATAGAGTTCTCTATAGACAATGAGTTGTTCGTCAGGAGCAACAGCAAACCAAATAACCCCTGTGTGGCTACCATAACCGTAGTCACAAGCTCGAAACCGTGTCCAGTTAGAAGGGATCTTGAAATCGTCAACAACGTGTATAGCTCTATTAAACTCAGGGAATGCTGCACCTTCGTTTACGTCCCAATTACCTTCTAGTAACTGCTTTCTCTGATGCTCAGGTAGTGAGAGAAGCATTGCTTCGTAGTCACCACTCTCAGCTAAGTATGGGTTGTCAAACAGACTAGCAGGAATAAAGCGTCTCTTAAATAAAGGTTGACCTGCTTTGCTGTGTCCTGCAGGGTATTTTATCGTTTCCCCTGTCTCTAAGTTTGTAGCCCAGTAAGACTTATTAGCAGGAGCAGGATCAATAAACATCTTCTTAACCCAAGAGTGTCCACTACCACCTGGGTTTGTCGTTCCACGCATATACAAACCAAGCTTATCAGAGTGTGCAGATCTCAAACGTGATCTCATATAGTCCCAAGCGTAAGGACTAGACCACTGTGTAAGTTCGTCAAATCCAATCCAGTTAAAAGCCTGTCCCTGATACCTGGTAACATCGGTATCTTTATCGAGATATGACATCCACAGACGCCCCCCTTGTGGAGAAGTCCATTGAGACTTACGTTCAGACCATTTAATACCTGGTATAGCACGAGGGTAAAGTTCCTGACTCTTCTGTATTAACTCTCTTAATTCTTCTGTAGTATGGCGTACAAGTAGCCCACTAAAATTAGGATCATTTAACCCATGAAGAGGGTCTGCAAGCATGGCATAACTCTTACCTCCACCTGCTGAGCCGCCATATAGTACTTCACGTTCTGACGCAGATAGAAACTCTGACTGAGGTCCAGGGTTAGGCTTGAATACAACGTCTTGAGCTTCTTCTATGTTGTATGGTTCAGCTTTAACCTGCGCTGGGCTAGTCTGTATCTTCTCTGGTGGTGTAGTAGCCTGTGACACCTTTTTCGAGCTTTTCGATTTCCGCAAGGGTTTCTTCGAGCCTTTTGGCAAGCTTGCGTTTAATATTAGCTGCTTTTTTACGTCTTCGCTCAATGGCTATTCTCTTCTTTAGACCTACATGGGAGATAGAGCGACCAGTTTGTGTTGTTAACCAATTCGCTACTTCCCTGTAACTATACTGCCTTAGATGCTTCTTTGCAAGCAGTAATGCTTCTAGTTCGTGAGGTATAGGTTGAAACAGCTTTTCGTTGTCTGGATCAATCTCATAACCAAAAGGTACAACACGAGCCGCTACTCTAACTACTGGATGCCAAACCTTATCATTCTTTTTAGGTTTAGGTAGCTCCCAGAAACCGAAGTCCCTGTCATAATCATATTCAGACAAGGCTACTCGTTCTTACCCTCTTTAGGTGGAAGGTAGAATATACCCCCACCAGAAGATGATACATCTACTTTTTCCACTTTACCAAGCCCTGCACGATCAAGTAGATCTTTTGCAGCAGCCATTTTATCTTTGATACCAAGCTCCGTAGGATCAGACAAAGCATTGACCATAGCCATTGCAGCTTTTGGCGCAGTCCTAGAGAAGTACGTTCTGGTAGCTTCGGCAATCTCATCTTTGAGAGATTCGACAATAAGTCTCGTAGGTGTATTTTCACTGTATCCTGCTATCTTTTTTGCTGAAACCACGTCTCCACCTGCCTCGTCAAACAAGACCTCTAGAAACTTTTGTTGGTTTGGGGTTAAATTACGTGCCATTGGCTTTCCTTATAGTGGGTTGTCCACAAGAGAATCATATGCTTTCCATATATCATCTATTTCAGTTTGGTATTCGTTAAGCTTATCACCCAGACTATCAGTGATCCCAGTAGATCTCTCAACTTGACTACGTAAGTCAAGCAACTCTTTCTGTTGTTCCAAGATTGTTTGCATTTGCGTACTAATCGTTGACAACCTTGTGTTAAGACCTCTAACGTCATTGTCTGCTACCGCCTGTTCTATTGCTTGAATACGAGAGCTAAGATCAGCTTCCATATCCTGTGATTTAACTGTTAAGTCTGCGTGTACACTTTGTATATCTACATTTAGACTAGATTCAACTGTTTGAATGCGTGTACTTAGTTCATTAGACTTAGAGTTAAACTTGCCTGAAGCTTCTACTACTGTCTCAATACCTGATTCTACAGCATAGAACCTTTGTAGTGTGTCGTATCCGTAATATATACCGCCACTAAGAGATCCTAGTATTGGCAGGGCAGCAGCTATGTACCACCCTTTAAAAGTAAACCCACCAACTTTAACTTCTGCATCTTCTATCATAATGTTTCCTACATGTTAGAGGAAGCTGACCCGTGTTGCATGATGTAAGCTCCTGCGCCATATACATCGTCTGCATCTTTCATATCGTCTGTAAGATAACCATTCCAACCAGTGCCGTTACCATCCCACGTAATTACAAATTCATCAACTATTTGTGTATATGTAATAGCTGTATATGTTCCAACCATTATGTTATTAGCTGTGGTATAGTTATCTATACTTGTAGTCAACTCCGTGTTGTTAGCTGCAGCCATGAAAGCACCTGCTTGTTGAGCATACTCTGCTACTGCATCAAGTGCGTTATTATAGTCGTCAACTTCAGAAGCGTCAAG